AACGGGTACTGCGCCGCGACTGCCGTGCCACTCGTCACGGTACCACCCGCCCAGACCATCGCAGCCGTGTCCGTCGACGCCAGCGAGAACGTGACCTTGTGCGACATTGGGCGGATGTCGTTGCGGATGCCGATGATCTGCACGTTCTTCGAGATCCGCGCGCCGATCCGGTTCGGCTGGTACTCCAGCAAGATGATGTCGGCGATCTCCAAGCCGAGAACCTTCGACTGGTCAGCCGTGCCGAGTCCAGCCAGCTCGACCGTCATCGTGTCGAAGCGCAGATCCGGCTCGTCATACTTGCCGACTAGGTATTGGGATAGGGCGAGCGCGTTAGCGTCCGTGTCGATCAGCAGGCCGTTGTAGTCCAGCGACGTGATCCCGTACTCACTCTGCGACGCGCTTCCGGCAGCCGTCTGGATCGAGCCACCCAGCCGCGCAATGTTGACCCGGTTATAGAGCAGCTCGGTGCCGTATGAAACGGTAATGTCCGTGTATGGAATCGTGGTGCCGCCGGCGTCCGAGAACGTCACGGTGCCGATCGTAGCTCCAGAGTTGCGATTCTTGAAGGTAACGGCATTCGACTTAGACATGAAGAGCTGTCCCGGCTCGCTCGCCTCGATCAGCTGCAAGTAACCAAGCGCATCTGTGCCGGCATCTACAACGTCGGCCTGTAGTGTCTGTGCGCCCGTGTCAATATTCCGCAAGGTTGTCGGCCAGTCTATCTCGCTGCGGTTCAGGATCGCCGCGATACGCGCGCCAGATGTCTGACTCGTTGCCGTGTGCGCTGCAATCTGCTGACCGCCGAACGTGATGAATCCATCAGCAGCAACCGCGCCAGCTGTAGACTCGCCGCTGACGTTGTAATCGAGTCCCCAGTCTTCGATGATGCCGGTGAATTGGACAGCCGTTGACGCGCCCGTGATCGTCGAGATCGTCACGTTCCGGCGCGGCTTGATATCCGGGTAGTACGGACTGGACGTGTAGAACGGATCGAATGCGCGGTCTTGATTGTTGAATGTGATGTTGGCAACGCCGGTCTGGTAACGATCCAACTCGCGCGACCTGCCGCGCGTGATCGACACGGAGCGGACGCGAGTCGTCACGTCATAGTTCAGCGTTCCGCCGAATCGGTATTCGGTGTTGTCAAAGATGCTCTGCGGATTCGCAGCTATAGCCTCTGGCGTATTCGTCGCCGTCCCGTTAGCCCACAGAAAGAACGGACCGCCCTGACTCGACGTGTCGAAGCCGATCTGGACTAGCAGGCTCGGCGTAGCCAACCTAGTTCTTCCTTAGATTGCGCGTCTGCGTTCCACCATTGGTCGAGACACCAGCCGAGGTAGCTTGAATCTGTGGACCAGCAAAGACTTGCCCGTTGCGCTTCTCAAACTTCTTGATTGACTCGACGATCACGCGGCCAAGCTCGTCAGGATTCGTGCCAAGACCAGCATTGATCACAAGGTTATACGTCGAGCCACCTCCGCCGCCACCTCCGAGCGCGTCGCGCATGATCCCCATAGCTTCGCTCGAGCCAAGCGGGATGACAGCCTCACGACCAGCTTCGCCAGCCGTGAAAACCTGACGCTTCAAGATGCCGCCGGCAGCCATGCGGATTGGCTCTGGGTTCGCCTTGTCATATCCAGCCATGATCTTGTCAATCTGCCGCTGTTCGGCATCCGTGATCTTCGTGCCGCCGTCCGATCCCTTAGTGCGGCGAGCATCACGCGCAGTCTTCAGCCGAGCATCGCGCGCAGACTTCCACTCAGCATGGGCGGCACGAGCTGCATCCGCTGCCGGCGTTCCCATCTCACCCGTAATTGGTAGCTTCTGTCCACCCTTATTGATCACGCTCTGAATATCATTGGCAGCGGCAATGATCGAATCAAGCTCGCGTGCAAACGCGCCAGCAAAAGCCGCACCAAGTTCCCCGCCCCGATCGGCACCAATGATCGAGTTTAGACCAGTCGAGAAAGCCTGCGCGCTAATTTCGCCCCGGTTGAACGACTCAATCAGATTATCGATTGAGCGCTGATTGGCAGACTGTGCGATTGCCACGCGATCCTCAGCAGCACTCGCTTCCTGTTCAAGCTTGAAGTCCTGCAAGTCCTGATTGGCCTGCGCAATTTCCTCATCGGTAACGGCAGAATCCTTCACGAGCTGCAAGCGATTACCCTCACGCGTGGCCGCCTCAGCCTTTTGCTGTTTACGAATCTCGGCAGCACGCTTCGCATCGGCAGACGATGTACCCGTGATCGTCGAGAGCATCCCCCCAAGCGATGAACCAAGCCCAGCAAGCCCTTGACGCGCAGCGTTCACGGCATCGCGCACCGTCTTCGTGATCGCTCCTATGAAAGCCTTTCTTGCTTTTGGCAGCCTGTCGTTTTGGCCTTGCTCAATTTGGTCTGCAATCGTAGTGCCGAGGTTATAACCAATTGGACCAGTCACCGCACCCAAACTACGCAGGAAGACTCCCAAAGGATTGTCAGTCAAAGACTGATTGAATTGCTCGCGCATCCCCTCAAAGATTGCCAGCACGACGCGCTTGCCAAGATCTAGCGCTGGCTTGTTGACCAACAGCGCCACAAATACGTCACTAATAAACTGATCCCCAGACTCGCTAGCCTGATCCTTGCCACCACCAAAGATCCCCTTGACAAGTTTCTTACCTAGCGCCTTGCCGAGTGTGTCGGCCTTCTTGTCAAGCTTCTTTTTTAGATCCTCAAAGAGTGTGTTCAGCTGCTCTTCGCCCGATGGCGTGATCGTCACCTTCAGACGGTTCGCAGGATTATCCTCAAACGTAACCTTGCGCTTCTGCCACCAGTCCGAGATCGTCGAAACACCATTCCAGAAAAGACTCTGAAATGCCCCAACAACAAAGTCAACCTTGGCCGTGAGTGTTGGCTGCTTGGCGAAGCCACGCACAAAGGTCAAGAGGGATTGCGTAGCGCGAAAGACATACGGGATGAATGTCGTAATTAGATCAGCAGACAGGTTGCGGAAAGTTTCCTTGAGAATGTTGAGTTGACCCGGCAACGTCTGGCCGGCGGCTTTCGCGCTCCCGCCAAACTGTGTCTCCAGCTCCTTCAAGATCATCTTCTGTGCGCCCATGACATTGCCAGAATCAACGAGAGACTTGATCGTATCTTTCTGCGATGCCGTAAACTGCACGCCGGCTTTCGATAGAGCGCCGACACCCTTGATGGGATCGTTGAGCGCCTTGCCAACGAGGATCGCTGACGAGTTCATATCCTTACCCATCGCAACAGATAGGTTCGTCATGGCCAGCGTAGCTTGATCAAAGATCTTATTGCCGGCACCAGTCTCGTTGCGAATTTTGGTGAACGTCAACAATAAGTTCTGGCCGGATTGGATCGCCTCGTCATCGATTCCAGTCAACTTCATGAGACTCGTTGACATGTCGGTGATCTGCTTACTCGTCACATTCGCCGCGCCGCCCGTTGACTTCAGCACCGCACCCGTCTGCGCCAACACCTTCTGCGCGCCCATGAACTCATCGACGCCGATCTTCAGCGTGGCAACAAGTCCACCTAGCGCAGCTGCGCCGCCGACAATGGCAGCCATCTTGCCAAACTTGCGGAGTCCGCTAGTGCCTTGCGAGAGTCCGCGCGATAGACCGGAGGTATCAACGCCAATCGGAATTACAATAGCCATGAGTCTATTCTACCTGCCTATACCTAGCGGAAATGACCAGACGCACGCGGAGCAGAACGCGAATAGCCGCGAAGCCGCAGCTCTTCATTGATGATGTCGGACATATTCACGACACTCTTATTGATCGACGCGACAACCGCCGGCTTGTGCCTCTCGGCAGTCGGCCACATCAAACGCGATGGTCCGCCCCACTTAGCAGTCAGGTTACGGGTAAAGACGCTATTGGTCTTTTTGCCGGCCATGTCGAATACTTCGCCGGCACCATTCGACTGGCGTACGCTCACCAATATTGCTTTGCCTTTCATCTGGCGAGCGCTCTGCTTCTTTACGCTCGCGCGGACGCCACTCTTCGCTTTGCCAGCCTGCCAGTAGGGTGTCCCGGCCGCTCCGCTGCGACCCGCAGAAACAGTCCCGCGCCGAGCGCTCGACTGCTTAGGCGCGACCCAGTTAGACAATGGAGCCTGTGGTATCCCCGCCTTGATAGCCGACACGATCGGCTGCACGTCGCCCTTCAAGCGTTTGACAGCTTCGCGGCGAAGAACCGGATCCATCTTCTGAAGAGTCTTCAGCGCGTCATCTAAGCCACGTATTTGCTGCGTAGCCATAGAGTCAGTCTACCGGTTCGCGTGAACGCTTCGCCAGCGAATATATCCCAGCATTGTCCAGATCATGCGCTCAGACTCGAGCATCAGCACGCTAGGCGCGATGCCCGTTTCTACTGCGAGACTGGCGATGAGCCAATGACTGCTGGACTCTCCAAAGGGACAAGCGTCGTTTCTTCGGCGCCCTCGATCTCGTCAAGCGTGGCGACCCAATCCATGAAGTCAAGATTGGTTGCACCCGTGCGCTTCTGCGAATGCCAAGCTAGCCAAACGAAGTCGCGCGCGAAGATCGAATCGCCACCCATTGTCGAAGATGGTCGCTCAAAGCGATCCTCCCATGCGACGATATCGACCAACGCGGCGCGGACAATCACGCTGTCCTTGCCTGTTTCTTTGATCTTGAATTGTAGTTCCATGCCAGCCCTCCCCGGGCGTAGAGATTACGCGGTCAGACTAAGCAACTGCTTTTGTGACAGTTCCCGAAACGGGCCATGAGATCGATACTGTGTTCAGCTCTCCGACGGCACCATTGACCGGACTCCAGCCAGTAACGAGGACGGTAGCCGTGTAGCTCGGGTTCGTGGTCGAGACTGCCGTACCGTTCGGCTTGACAACAACGGTCGTCGTGCTGCCAATCAGCGGGTAGACGAGACCCTCGATGGCGCTGTAGTCGTTGTGCATGTCGAGCGAGATCGTGGTATCGAGCAGGCCACCGACGCGCGTCTTGCCGTTGCCCGGACCGAATGCAGTCGTTTCAACCTCGTCAACGGAAGTTTCAATCTGAACGCTGGCGACATTCGCCGACACGTCCGTGCCACCGATGGTGATGTTCGAGTTGGTGAGAACGAGCTTGGCCATATGGTTTTACTCCTCCTCGGAGCCGGACACGTCGGGTTGTGTCTTCATTGTAGACGACGATTCTGCGGCTTTGACAACCACGCGCCCTGATTCAATCATGATGTCCAAACGATCCACATCGGACGTCTTGACCTCTTGTCCCTCAGTCTTGCCCCCAACAACAAAGCCGGGTGCCACGATAAACTTTGCCATCGTCAAACTCCTTATGTGTAGACGAGTACGCGAAACTCAACCATCAAATACAGCGTGTCATTGCCGTCAATGGTGCCGATCGTGCCGGCCGATTCAACGATGCAGGTCTGCACGACTCCCCCAAGACTGGTGTCAGATTCAATAGCGGCACGAATGCCACCAGACCCGTAAGATAGATAAGTATCGAGCAGGTCTTCTGCTGCGCGCTCTGACGCGCGACCGACGACGACAGTCAGCGTATACGTCTGAAGGATCGACCCGGCGCCCATAGCTCCGTGATAATCGACCGACTGAAGCGAAGGGAAAGCAAATGGTGCGTTCAGATTGTCCGGCTGCCGATCGTACGTGCGTAGTCCCGTAATCGTCGCGGCAGCAGTAGCTAGCGCCGTCTTGACTTGCCCTACCGTCGCGGTCAACGGAACAGCCTCATTTTTTTATATGGCTCAACAAGCATCTGCACGTCAGCATCTAGGAACCGACTGACGCGCACCACACCGAAGTCACCGAAGCCGGCGACACCGAGCGGAGAATCGTAACGCTTGAAATGGCGAGCAGCCTGCAAGATCGTCGCCTGCTCAATTGCCTTTGGTACCGCCGGCCAGCCGAACACTCCCGTCACCTTGACTAGCGCTTGCTCACCAAAGTTTGCCGAGACCATAGGGAAGGCATAATTACGAACAGCGCGAATGCGATCGTACGGCCATGCGATGCCGTCAAGATTGCCGTTGAGCGGCTCGAGCTGATAGTCAATCGGGTCGAAAGTAACGTCAAACGTACCGTTTGCCTGCGTCGATGTCTGAATCGTGACTGCGGTTCCGGCAAGATCATCGATCGGACAATAGAGGGGATCTGGCGCGGTAAATAGGCGCGACACGGTTCCCGACTGGTAGAAATTGCGGAGCGTGTATCCGTCAATCAGACGCGATGCGGCCTCAACAGATCCTTCAATCAGCGTATCATCGGTGTTGTCAGTAATCCGCAGAGCGGCTTTGACTTGAGCAAGCGTGCAATATCCATTGACAACGGCCATGAGTGTATTCTACCCCGCCGCAGACAGGTTATCGCCGTGAAAGCGGTACTGCCACGTCACGAAGGGAACGCACACGAAGCGAGCGCCGGCGTCTAGCGCACGAATCCAAAAGTCCCAATCCTCAAAGCCATAGGCCGCATCCGTGCGCCAGCCAAGATCAACACACAGTTCCGTGCGGATCAGGGTCGTTGCCGGGATGTAGTTCCCGACGCGTAATCTTTCCGCGTCAAATGGTGCCGAGGGATTCCAGTTGCCGCGTCCGATGACATCGCAGTATGAATACACAATGTCAGCTTCAGTCTCTCCGGCCAGCAACTCTAGGTGCCGAGGGTACATAAGATCATCATCTGCGATCTGCGCTATCCAGTCCGCCCCAGTCTCGACGGCAGCGGGTAGCATCGCGTTCAGGCAGGCAGCTGGTCCGCTTCGCTGATAGTCCAGATGAATAAGGTGCGCGACGGGCTGGAGTGTTTGCGCCATGACCGAGGCGACGCACTCAGCGCGAAACTCGACGCGACTTGGAAGGCTCGCGGTCACGACTGCGATGCGACTCATGTTTGCGACGCCAGCACCTTCAGACCGGAACGCTGACCCAGCAAGTCGTTCCAACCAGCAACCACGTTCGATCCGAGCGCGTCAAAATCGTACGTCGCCGGCAGACTACTATCGCGGTGCGTATTCGATCCAAGCAGACGCGCCGGAGATCCCGCCACCTTCGCAAATGGCTGCACGTCACGGATAACGCTGGAGTTCAATCCCACCATTGCCGCCTCGCCAACAACGATCCACGGATGCGTCACGACACCCTGCCCGAAGGTTGCGTTCTTTCCAATGACCGTATAGCCAGCAAGAGCAGAGTGACTGCCAAGCGTCGCGCCATCGCCAACGTGACAATCGTGACCGACATGCACGCCGGTCATCAGCAGAACGTCAGATCCTACGCGCGTCACTCCATTGACGCCATGATGGATAATTGAAGCTTCGCGGATGCACGCACGTTCTTCGATGATGACACCGCAGCGCCGAGCATCAGCCGTCGTCGGACTAGGATAGATGCCTCTGAATTGCGCGTCACCGCCAATGATCGCGTACGCCCCGATGAAGACATCGTTGCCGATCGTGCATGGTCCCGTGATGATCGCGTACGGCTCGATTGTGACGCGCTCGCCAATCGTCACGTCGCCACGAATAATCACGGAGTCGTGAGTCATGCCGCCCCCGGATCATGGGGTGATTCAATGCGGACGATATTGGGAACGATGGTCGTATGTAGAGTCTCGCTGGCAGCGTGCAGAGGCTCATCCATTCGATCACCCCGGCGCCGAGGCATACGCACCTGTACGCGATCGGGATAGAGCGCGGATGCAACCGAGATCATATCTCGCGGCGGTCCCGGTGCGACCGCATATCTCCCCGGAAGCAGCACCGCAGCCCAGAGCAGGAGCGCTAGAGCCTCGTTGAGCGAAACAAAGTAGCGCTCGCATATGGTGACCGGGATTGCGTCGGTATCTGGGAAGGACTTCCATATCTCAAACACGTTGCCGGACGATTCGGGTACGTTGTAAAAGCGTGCCACGCTGCCGCCAGCGTTGAGCGTGATGCGCTCAGCCACCAGCTTAGTTGCCCCATAAGCGGTCTCCGGGTCGCACGACTTGCATGTGCTGGCGGTGACTACGCGTGCGCTGGTCGAGCGGACTACATTCGCGGTGCCAGTAATGTTTATGGTCGCCGCGTCAAGCGGGTCTATCTCTCCGTCTGGCGCGTGCTTGGCACCCGCAAGGTGAAATACCAGCGTAGGCTTGACGAGCGCCATCACATCGGCGAGCATCGTGCGGTTCGTCACGTCACAATCGCCGATGTCTGTTCCGATCGTAGACACACCGCAATCATTCAGCAGCATGGTGATAGCTGATCCGATGCTCCCATCCGCCCCGGTGACAAGCACGCGGTGCCTTTGCAACTCATGCAGCGGCGTCTCTATCTCTGGTGGATGCTCTGGCCGTCCGAGGATCGCTTCGATATTGAGCAAAGTGGTCACTCGCCCCTGCCACCATTATTATGCCAAGCGTTCGCCAGCCTAGTCGATAACCGCCAGTCAGCATCCGCCGGCAGCTGGTTATCCGCAAGACCATCCCAGCGTTCCTCAAAGTATCCCGCGTTGGCTGCGTGCGTTCGCGCATTGTGCGCCTTCAGATCCGGCGATGCTTCGATCGTGCTGGAGTTGTCGTGCTGAACGTGAGCCGACGACCCCGCGAAGCCGATCCCGCAGACCTGTGCGCGTCGCTGCCAATCCATATCTTCGCAATAGGCTGGATAGAATCGCTCACAGAACAAGCCAACCTCAGAGATCGCGCGACTACTGATCCACGTACAGCACCACGGTGGCCGTCCCGCTTGCAGAACGTCTACGCCGTCGGTCTCGCCGGCGAACACCGAGAACGCGCCACCCGCGAAGTACGCGTCCGAGTTCAGCAGCAACCATCCGTCCGATTCTGGTGTTGCCTTGATGCCTATATTCCAACTCGTTGCAACACCTAGGTTGGATGGCATCGTCAGCAGATACGTCTTTCCGATGCCTTCCAATTGCCCATCCGTCTGCCAGAATCGCAGATCCTCATCTCCGAGGTTGTCGCCATTGTCAATGATGACAAGTCGATCGACTTTGCCGAGGCTACCTATCGCACGCTCGAGCAGGTCATAGCGATTCAAGACGGGGATGATGACCGTCGCTAGTCCGCTCATGTCGTGCTTGGATCCCACGCGGCAAGCTGCTCGAGCGCGGGACGCCAATACTTTGCATATACAACATCCGCATCGTAGTCAGCCGCGAAGTCGACTGCCTGTTGGCTTGTCCCGCGCTCGGCCGCGTACGCCGCCTCGAGCGAGTCGACAATGCGCGGGATCATCGGCGTTGCGAACCATGCGTCTTGATAAGGATCCCAGAGCGGCTGGACCTCAACCGCCCAACCATCGCCACAAAGTTCACTCTGTGCTGTCCAGTCACTCACGATCACGCGCGTACCGCACGCCTGCGCTTCGACTACAGGGACACCGAAGCCTTCGCCGGCCGATGTTGCCAACAGCACGTCGGCGGCCGTGTAGAGCGACGCTAGCGCCTGCTGCGGCAGGTTCATGCGATAGAGATACTGATCGACGAAGCAGACCTGATTCTCAGGAATACCGCAGCCGCGGATCAGAGCGCGCAAGTCTACGCCCGTGGCGATTGCAGACGCTTCGGTATGCAGGTAAAGAATCGCGTCGGGATGGTTCTTGGCGAAGATCGAGAACGCCAAGAGGTTCTCGCCGAAGCATTTGCGTACTGGCGTTCTGCCTTTATTGGCAGAGTTCATCATCACCACGAAACGGTCAGGTTCGACGCCCATGAGCTGATGGCCCGTGACCTGTGTTCCGTCGGCATCCGCGAAAGATGGGGTTGGCTTGAAGATCGACTCGACCGCGTGCGGCACGTAGATCGACTCGATGCCATCGTCAGCCATCATCCGCTCGGCGAATCGACTCATTGCGATCGGCTTGACGTTCGGACGCTTCAACCATTGCAGCACCTTCGGTGGTGCTGGCTGGTGATCGATCGGCGCCCATGCTGCAATCTTCGGGATCTGCTTGATGCCGGGATTCTCTAGCGCCCACACGTCAAACAAGATCACGACTAAGCTAGGCAACTCTGTTCCGTGCGCCCAATGCTGCGCGTGAGCGTTCAGAATGTCATCGCTATAACCGGACACACCTGTTGGGTAGAGCTTCACGCCACCATTCCACGTAGTCTCCGCACCCTGCAAGCCATAGTTGCACGCGATCGCTACTTCGTGCTGGTCAAGCGTTAGACGCTCGACAACCTGTGCGGTCTGCACGCCATAGCCCGTCGCGGCGAAAGGCGCGTTTGAGCTGAAAAGTATTCGCTGCCGCGTCACGCCATCGGCTTGCGATGGTGCTACTTGCTTCGTGTGCTTCGCCTGTTGGCGTCGCGTCGCGCGATTCGACATGCTCCCCCGATCAAAAAAAATAGTGGCTACCCGACAACGATCTGCCGGGTAGCCACCATTCTACCTATCGGTTAGGATGCGCCACCGATGAAGTGATTGATGTGAGTTGCCTGTGGCAGCTGACCGTCAACCCGGAGGATGCAGCGCAGCGTGACCAGATCAGTCGAGAACGCGAAATCAGTCGAGCTATCGACACGAATACCGCCGACCTGCCTCACCATGTAGCTGGGGAGATGACCGAAGATGACGCTCTTGACGCCGGTTCCGGCACTAGCAACTGCCGGGTTCTCGACGAGCGGGAAGCCAAGCAGGGTGTCAGGAACGCCGACAGCAAGCGAAGGCGAAAATACAAAATTGCCCGCAGTATCTTTGAGTTTCCGGACAGCACCGATGGAGGCACCGTTCATCATGTAGCCAGCACCCGGCAACATGCGCGCAGCGCCGTCAACCGAGTAGGCCAGATCGATCAGGTTGTCGGCGGTGAAGGCACCGGAGGTACCCGTGCCACCCGTAACGCCGAGGGTCGAAGCGGTGACGATGCCATTCGGCTGCGTCGTGCCTGTACCAACAGTCAGAGCGTTGTTGACGTTGAAGCCAATTCCTTGGCCCACTTGGTCGGCCAAAAAGCCGAGGATGTCAACGCCGGAGTCTTCGATCATCTCGCGCGAAACCTGCGTGAGGAACGAATACTTCCAAGCACCCATCGTGATGAATGCCGAGAAAGCCGGATCGCTCTCGCCAATGGCCCCAGCTTCGGCAGCAATCGTTGCAGCCGAGTAGGTGTTGACGCGAGGGATCTGGAGGTTCTCGCCGCCGGCAGTCGTGATGACTGTCGAAGTCGAGAGCATCGGACCAACGAGACGAGCCTTCAGGATGATCTCGTTGTAGAACGAAGTTGGGACTGGCGCCCCGGTGTTCGTCTTGAGAACGTCGCGCTTCTCAAACTCGAGCGAGCGAACCTCTCCACGAGCTAGGCTACGAATAGCCTCGGCGTCGTCATCATCAGCAGGTGCGGCCTCGTCCGTGCGGACGCTAGCGGCAGCAACGTCAAGACGCAATGCGCGCTCTTCGTCCTTGGTGATCTGCTCGATGACCTGTGCGCGCTTGTCCATGTCCTCGGAGATGCGGTCGTAGATGACCGACTCTTCAGCGGTAAGGTCACGGGACTCGGCGGCAGCTGCGTCGAGCAGGTGCTTGGCCTCTTCCCATGCGTTCAGGCGCAGTTCGTTCTGGCGCTTCAAGTAATCAGACATGCGGGGTGATCCTTTCAAGAATCAAAAGTTTGGTCTAACGGATGTCCCGCGCGGCTCCGCACCGGGTGCGCCTGCCGCGGCTCCGCAGATCAGACAACCCCAATGGTAACAGGGCGAAAGTACGTCTAGACGCGCGAGAACAAAAGGTCAAGCTGCTTGCGCTTCATGTCTAGCGACGCCTTGGCCTCGGCACCGATGGTCGTATCGGCGCGGAGCTTCTGCACGACGGACTCGATCAGCATTGCTGCGTCTTCGTCGAGCATCTCGCCGGCCTCAAGCTTCGTGATCGCAGCGTCAAGCTGCGAAGCGTCGGCGCCAGTAGCGGCAGCAAGATTGTCAAGGCTGCGAACGCCGGCACTCGTTGCCGTGTATGCCGGGAAAGCCGTGACGATAGACACCTCATGCAAACGGACTTCGCGCAGTTCGCGCGTCGCGCCGTCCGGCGACCAAGTATCGCCACCGCTCGGAACGCTAAATCCAAAACTCATGGAATCGACATCGCCCCGCTTCATCAAAATTGCAAGATCCTTGCCGTCCGTCGTCGGCGGCAAGTCGGCCTCGACCCGCAAGCCGTGAGAATCCTCAGAGAGTCGCAACGTACCGGCACGCTTCGACGCCAGCACGCGCGTCGTGTCGTGATTCACGAACATCTTGATCTCGTTACGCGAAGAGAGCGAATTTGCAAACGCGCCGGGAGCGATGCGCTCAATAAATGGCAGCGGCTCCGACTCGGAGTTGAAGACAGCAGCGTAACCCGTGAAAGCCATTCCGTCGCCTTCGCCGAGATCGCGGATCTCAAACTCATTGACGGTGATTCGACGTGTCTCGACGGCAGTAGTCATAGCGTCAATGGTAGCACCGCGAGGTTCGCTAACGACAAACGCGCTACGCTCTTCTGCTTGGATCTGCTCTGCCCTCAACGCGAACCAGTCGATTGCTGGCTGCGGATCTAGTGGGTTGATTCCCCAAAGATAGAACGCAACTGCGCCAGCTCCGGGGAATCCCTCAGCGTCGGGGTCACGGTTATCCTCGGAATCAAGATCGACTAGGTGGCGCGCCGCCCATGCGTTCGTTCGGATCACCTTGTCTTCGGATACTTCTCCATCAGCCATCAGACGCGCTTCGCGGATCGTGCGATCAACAACACCATCGCCAGACAATCCAGCCGCGTGATACTCCAAGCCGCGCGCTGCGGCTTCCATCACGTACTCAGGGAGCATCAGATCAACCGCACGATACCCGGCCTCTTGCTCATCAGCGTCGTCGCCCTCGTCAGGCTGCCAAGCGTTGCAGTAGTAAGCGCCGTTGACGTACTCATCCCAACGCTCACACCACGCCTTGTCATCCTGCACGTTCGACTCGTCATAGAAATAACAGTTGCCACATGCGCGCCCATCGGGGACATCCTCGGCAAGAGCCGGACGATAGTTATCAGGCAACGCACGCGATAGCATCTGCGGCAATTCTTGCGGGTCAACGCCGGAGGGTGCCAGAACCGTGATGCCAATACGCGCATACTCGGCGCGCACGTCGGCGTTGTTGTCGATCGCAAGTTCGACGTTGTAATTGACAAACAGGTTCTTGATCACGGCTGCTTTGTAGACAACCTCTGGTGTGCGATCTCCGCGCATCTGAAGCAGCTCATAGTCAACGCCGATAGCGTCAAGTTGGGCGATTGTTTCATCGCGTCGAGCTTCCCTGCGTGCGGTCACAATCAGCACCGCGCCCGTGTATTCCTTCACGAAGGCTACGACATTCTCAATGGGATCACCATTCAGAGCGATCAACGTATCGTCGATATCAACCACGATTGCCGGCGGACCACTCAAGTCGCGCTCGCCGCCGGGTTCCATATCTTCCGCAAGCGACACGGCAACCATCTGGTCAACCGCGTCTTGCTTCGATACGTGGCAACCAATTGTGACTAGCGCTCCGTCTTCCTCTTTGACAGTCGCCCACCCGTTACAATCGTCCTGCTGATCACTAATGAAGTAAGGCATCCGCTATGCCATCTTCTGAATCATCACGCTGACCGAGTTGGTATTCGATGAGATTCCCCACAATCCCTCACCGGGATTCAAGATAATCTGCCGCTCTTCTTTACCGTCGAGGTGAATACCGTTGGAAGTCGTCACGCCAGAATCGCCGAGATATATTTGCTGGCTGTTTTCGTTATTGTGAATCGTGACGCGCTGCGACATCGAATTGGCAGCACACAAAAGCGTTGCTGCCGTTGTCACGCTGATCTGCGCTGTCGTCATCGTCACGGTGTCACCGGATACGCCGCCGCCGGATCTTCTGGGTCAACCAAGGCGATGCCTTGCAGCTGCACGGATGGCAAGCCAGTATGCGGCAAGGCTTCCAAGCCGAGCGATGCGAGTGTGGCGGACGGATCGAAACCAGCCTGAACCAGACTCACGGCAATCGCGGTCTTCTTCTCTAGCTCGGTCAGGTTCGCCGCAGCAAGATCCACGTTCGCAAGCGGGACGCGGTACACGTCGCCACCATCGGCCGGCGGCATGTCCTCGAGCCGATGAATGTCGTTGATCGAAAGGAAGCCGGACTGGATACCAGTCGAGAATGACGCGTAGCGCGTGGCCTGATCGCCGCGCAGCAAGCCGTCAACATTGATCTTCACGAATGCGTCGCCCGGAATCAGGTTGCTATAGGCATCCTCAATCTTGACGATGTACGGGCGAAGGCAGTACGTCACGAAGTGAATGCCATTCATCTCTACCGACGCATACGACATCGCGCCGGGAGTTGTCACACCAAGCAGCGCCGGCGGACATCGGAACGTGCGTGCAATCTCTTCTGTGGAGTATTGACGCGACTCCAGCATTTGCGCTTCGTTAGGTGCCGCCGATGTCTGCGAATACTTTGCGCCACCAAACAAGACGCCGGGACGATGCGACCGGCGAACGGATCGGTGCTGTTCCTCAAACGAGTCAGCAAGATCCCTTGCCTGCTCACGCGTCAGCGCGCCGGGAAACTCGATGATCCCGCCGAGCGTACTGCCCTGACCAAAGAACAATTGGGCGAACGTGTCGAGCGCCTTACCAAGACCGAGCGTATCGCGGATCAGATCAATGCGGCTACGTCCGCGCAGCTCGCCCGGAAGTAGCAGTTCCGTGAGATGCATCATCTCATCGTAGGCAACAATCTCGCGGCCGTTATCAATCGAATATTCGATGCGACGGGTGACGCGATTACGCTGCACCTCGACGGTCCGGGGATTCAAGACGACCAGTCCAGCAACGCCCTGATCGTCACGCAGCACGCGAATGAAAGCATTGCCATTCATAAGCAGCGAGATCAAGACCTGCGAGAAATGCGTGGTCCTCGACATGCCGAGTTCTGGCGAATCAAGCCAGATCGGACGCGGATAGTTCACGCGCTCAGTACCGTTTCGGCGGAACGTATCGATCGGAAGCGTAGAGATAGAATCGGCAATCAGCCTGACGCACGCGTAGACGGTGCCGAGTTTGAGCGCCTCATCCTGATTCATGGTGACGCCAGCGTTTGTCGTCAGCGACAGCGTGTCACCAGATGCGAAGATAGTTTGGAATGAGATCGATCGTTCCTCAGAATCGTTACGCCGAAAGAGTCCGCCTAGCATTGTTAGTTCCTCTCAATTGCTACAGCGAACGCGATCATAAACGCCCCGGCTAGGATGATTCCGGCAGGAACGAACACCATTCCGACACCCGCCGAAACAATGATCGCGCCTAACAGTTGTAGACATATGATAACCGCCCTAAAAGGCATAGAATCCCGGCGCACTTTGCTCCCCCTCAGTTTGTAGAATAGCCCCATAGTTAGCCATCACCGCAGCAACTAGCGCGTCAATGCGTTGGCGTTGGCGGATCTTGCTGATCTTCCATCCTCTATCTGTCTGCGCGGCAGCTGTTGAAAGCACGTGAGCGGCTAGCTCGGCGTCATCCCCAGCGTGGACTATGCGTCCCTCACCGAGCATCGAATAGAACGCTTGGTAAGCGTCGGCCATGATCGCCGAAGACTGCACCATCGTCACCATCGTCACGCCCTCTTCGTCAAGCGACTGTGCAGAACGCTCGAAGAAACGCGGATCGTAGAACACACCAGCAACCGCGTAACGTGCAGTCAGGTCGCGCAGATGCGCTTCGACATCAGACAGATCCACATTCTTGCCGGGTTGCGGAGTCCAGATCTTCGCTTCAATCAGCACCTTCTCATCGTCCGGCCGCTGGTACGCAACCACGCAGGCGGTCGCATCATGCACAATGCCGACATCGATGCCGATCGAAACGCGTGCGCCTTCAGGAATCTTGGCGTCACGCTCGATCGCATTGTTCCACCAGTCCGCGCTGATCCATGCCGACGACCCTGCCACCCAAACGCAGCCGTGCAGCTGCAAGACTTCCTCGATCGATAGCTCTGGATTGTTCGCTTGCCGCTGAAGATAATCGTCTGTGATCCACGATGCGGGATTGGCAAGCCGCATATTAGCGATGTCGGTTGGGTCTTTCGTTGGCGCGCTGTAGTTGTAGATCAGAGTTGCCGCGTCATGATTGCGGCTGATCGTAAGGCCGGGGATCTTCTCGACGTCACCGACAGCCTCGTTGCGGTTGACCATTCTGCCGAGGATCGACGTGTCCCGCTCGTTGGCGTCGCCGGCCGTCGTGATCGTGAACGTCTGCGTCTTCTTTCGCGCGCCACCACCCGTCGTCAGCGCAGCCCATGCCTTGCGCTGCATCGGCTTGGTCCAAGCATGAAGCTCATCCGCGACTACCAACGAGGGAGAATACCCATGCAGCGTATTCGGATCCGACGCCATGCGGAGAATCTTTCCGCCACCATCTACGCGCGAGATCTCGCCGATGTAATCACGCAATACAACGTCGCCGGCAAGCGTGGGATTCTTACGGATGTAAGACGTGCAAGCATCGAACAGTCTGCCGGCCTGCTTGTCGCTCGCAGCCGCCAGCAAGATCTCTGGCTGCGTGTCATCCGTCAGCAAACTGTAGAGAGCATAGGCAGCGAGCAGAGCGGTCTTGCCATTCTTGCGACTCACACAGAGAGCGACACTCGACCACTTCGGCGTCAGCGCATCCGCCGACTCCATCGCCAGTGCCTCGCCCATGAAGTCAATCTGCCACGGTTCCAATATCAGCGGCTCATTGGCAAACTGGTCAATGGATTGGATCAGATACGTTTCGCACCACCACGCGAAGTGATCGACGCGGCTACCCGGCGAATACTCAGACCAGCTTGGCTTTGGCTTTGCTGCGGTGCGCGCCATTAGCCTGCACGCTTCGCAATTGTCACCAGAGGTGGCGGTGCTTTATCGCGTGCCGAAGATGCACCCGGCGGACGCCCCGGCGGTCGCTTCTCTTTGTCGGCGCCCGGAAGCAGACCGAGTTCCTTGCCGGCTCGAGCGGCCGCGACCTCAGACGATTCGATCATCTTGACGAGCGGATGCGGAGCAGCTGCACCGTTCGGATAGATCATCAACGCCGGCGATCCCGCGTCAGCCCATTCGGTCCGAGCGAACGCGACCATATCAATGGCGCGCGCGAACCGAACGATTGCGTGTTCATACTTTTGCCACTCAGGGAGATTGCAGACCTGCTCGACCGCGAGCAGGAATGCGTGCGCGCCTTCGCTCTTGAGATCGGACGGTGCCGCTAGATCGAGCGCCTTCGCACCGAGCGGCGAAACGGGGTGCGCGTTCGCAGTATCTGTCCCACTATTGT